ATCTCTACGTTTCCTAGAACCTCTAATATTACTGAATGAGGTTGTAGTCGTAGTTGAATTGGATTGATTATTAACTTGTTGTACTACTATTTCTTTAGTGTACTCTTCTTTAATAGATTGATTTTCAGTAGAGGTTTGATCAAGTTGTTCACCTGTCATAACTTGAGGACCAGCTCCTTCGATTTGATCAGTTGGTTCGGGAATCCTTGCACCTGTTTCTGGATCAAGGCCTGCAAATTCGTATACTGAATCAGGAATAGCCTTTTGAATAAGATTCATTGGGTTATACCATTTTCCATCTCCTTCAGGGTCAGGTAGAATAAGTCTAAGTATAGCACCATAAAACTTTTTCATCATATTACCTACGCCACTAACAAGCGATTTAAGTGCACCCATTGGATTACTAAATAGTGATCCAAACCAATCTATAATACCAAATACTGCTTCTTTGATTTTATCAAAGAGTTTACCGATCATGTCTTTAAAGGAAAAGCTTTTAAGAGCTTCAGCACTATCGTCGAATCCAAACTTACCCATTAACCATGCAATACCATCTTTAAGTAAATCTAAAGGCATACCAATTAATCCTTGTAGTAGTCCACTGAATCCACCGAATATACCAGCCATGATCTTTTTACCAAGGCCACCTTCTTGTTCTGTAAACCCTTTAATAGCACCTTTAACAGTATCGACAATACCCATTATAATTTGTATTGGTAAGAATAATCTACCAATAACTCTACCAAAGGATTTAAATGCTGTAAAGAATGTTTTAAATATTGATGTTATAGGTTTAAGGAATTTCTTTACAGGATCAAGTAGTTTAGCACCCTTGGAAATACCTCCGACCGCGCCTTTAAATGATCTAAAGGCCTGTGAAATAGCTGCAAATCCTTTAGTAATACCAGTGAATTTACCTACAGCTTTAAGTGCTGTAACTCCTTTACCTAAGAGAGCACCTAACTTACCAAAGAATCCTAACTTACCAAATGAACCTACTGAAGTTCTAAATGTTTTTAAACCAGCAAATCCAGCTTTAAAGGCTTTAGGTATATCTTTAAAGAAGTTTTTAAACGTTTTAGCGGAAGCACTAATAGAAGTTCTAATACCTCTTAATAGATTAGCTGATTTAGGAAAGGCTTTAGCTAAAGAAGCACCAAGTTTGGTAAATCCAAGTTTAATTGCTTTAGAAAAACCACCAAGGATTAATTTAACATTACCTAAAAGACCAGCTGCAATACCTACGCCTAATCCAGCAAGTGCACCACCAATAGCTGCAACAAATCCACCAGCGGCTTGGCCTATTCCATCAAATTTAATATTTTCTGCTTTAGGAATAGTGTTATCGAATATACCTTCAAGGTAACCAAGCATTTGGCTAAATATATTTCCCGATTCTCTATCGTTTTCTGCATCTTTACCTTTTTTAGCCAGGTCTGCATCTCTTACTTGATCTTGAATTTGTACACTCTTTTCAGAAGCCATGGTTAAAGCTTCTGCAGCTGTAACCTGATCAGCACTCATGTTTAACCCTACCTTTAACAAAGCTTGTTGCTTAGCCGATTCGTCCTTGATGGATTTATCAGTAGTGTCTTGAGTCTTATCAACTTCTTCGAGCTTTTTAACAACCTCGGTTAATAATCCTGGAACTGTTTTACCGGTATCTTCTGCCATTTTTTATTCCTATTTTTTACCGTAAGCTTGTGCACCAAAGAATGCTGCAACAATACCTGCGACAGCTACAAAGTATGTTGGAGCCATACTTCCAAGAGTTTTTTGTGCTTCGTCTAGTCCAACCAAAGATGCGAGTACTACCGCAAATGGGTATAACAATAATCCACCTAATGCAAACCAAGTCATCTTACGCTGTGCATCTCGCATAGCATCTTGATCATCTAACTCTTTTCTTTTAAACTCTAAATACATATCGTGCTCTTCCTTGGAAACTTTTCCATCTCCATTGGTATCAGCAGGATGTGATTGATTTTTAATTTCTTCTTCCATTATCGGTTCCTTTTTTGTTGCTCTTTTTGCAACCTTTCGTTCTCTTCTTTAATATGTTCCTGTAGGAGAGCGACATATATCTCTCGTTCCCACGGTACCATGTCGTCAAGTTCACTTAACCTATATCCGTGATGTTGCATCATCGCGAAGTTAGTTTTATAATGGTTTACTAAACTATCGTGAGAGAGGCTTATGTAAAAAAACTTTGTAGGCCTCTTAGCTCGATTTCGTTCTTCTTATCACACTTTATACAATTAAATTCTATCGTATGTTTTAACACCGGTAGATTTTCAAAGAACGTTGTAAGTGCACCAAATTGCACATTGTTTAATCCATCTAAAAATTCTGTTAACGACTTATCCGTTTCATCTTTAGCTGGGTAAACTTTATCATCATCGTATATACCATCAATACAGCTTTTAATTAATTTAAAAGCACCATCAACAGTTTCTAATTCACCTTCTTTAAATTTCTCTAAATCAGCTGCCTTAGGGTAATTAAACTTAACACTAATTGTATCAGTTAATTCTACCATTCTGTTGGTGTTAACCTCAGGTGGTTGTATATCGCTTAAGTTAATTGTGTAAGGGTTTATTGTTCCACATTCACTACATTTAGAGTTAAGTGATACAATTTCTCCTACAGATTTAGCCCTTAAGCTTAAGAATAAACTTTCTATATCAAATATAGCTAGTTTTTCCATGTTAATATCATCAAGTACACATGCCTTAATTACATCTTTTACAGCTCTTAATACTTGTTGTTGGTCACTAGATTCCAATGCAATCATTAGTATCTTTTCTTCCTTAACCAAGTATGGTCTGTATTCTATAGTTTGTCCTGTTGATGGAACTATCGTTTCATACCTAGAACTATTCAGTTTTGGTAAAGCCATTATATATTTCTCCTAATATAAATTATAATCCAAGTGCAGCACCGGCTCCGGATATAGCACTTGTTAACCCATCTTCTACAACATATTTATCGTATGAAAATGTCACGGTCAGTTTGTTTGGAGTATCAGCTGTTTCATTTGAAAGAGCAACACCTCCAATTGTTGTTGGAAATGCATTTTCCAACTTCACTCCATAAATAGGAATGTTCTGTTTGTTCAGTTGCTGTATTACAACATCTGTAACAATATCTTTTTTATAAGCAACTCTGTATGTTTCTAGGTCAATGATTGATTGACCCCATTTATCAAACATGTTCTTAATGTAATAATCGTTAGTAAGCAAGAATGTCATAGTGACCTCTTCTTGTATTACTGCGTATGGTATCTTAACACTTTGTTTTTCTGCAATATGGTCAAGTGTAGTTATCTGTGAGCTTGGTAGATTAACTGATTCTGCAAGGAGTGATATATCCCTAGGATCGTTTACAATATTTGAAAGTCCACCACCAGAAGCCAAGCCACCAATAAGAGTAGCAGGGTCACTATTTAAAAGAGATCCTTGTGGGGGTGTGAACATTACATTAAACCTGTTGGCCTGTGATAATCCACCTTTTTTACTTATTGTAGCTTTTAGTTGGTCAATTGACATAAGTTATCCTGCGTATTGTTTCCTTGAGTATCTCCATACTGATTCTTTCTTAACTTTCATAAACTGTTCAGTTGGTAAGAATACTGCGATTTCCCACTCTGGCATTGGCACTCTTGACATCCTAGATGCAACATGGCCCATCAGATAATGTTTATAACATGGTTGAAACTCTTTATATTTTGCAACACCAGTCAGTAGTTTATACCTCATCTTGGTTAAACGCGTACTGTCTGTCATTTTCTTTGGTGCTAATTCCATCAACTCATCAAGGAATTGTGCTCTTACTCTTGGTGATAGATAGTGTAAGTTTAACCCATGAAATCCACCTTTAGCTGGTTGTACCATAATAGTTAGAGGGAATCTATCGTAATATGGTAGGGTTGCTTTGGTCTTAGGATCATAAAAGTACATCATCATATCGCCAATTCGTGGCTTTGTTGTAGGGTCTAATGCTTTATCTTTAAGGACCGTCCTTGGTGATACATCTCCCAACTCTTTTACCTTGCGTTCAAACCATTGACTCGATTTCCTTGTCCGTG